CGGAAGCGGAGACCCTACAGGATCGGCCCTGGTCGCCGCACAAGCCCGCGTGGTGGCGCAACGCAGACTCCGGGCTATGTCCGGCCACATCGAAGCCGTGCCGGCCCTGTGGGGCGCTCTGGTGGCGATTGCGGGCATAGGTCTCACGCCTCGCCAGTTCGCTGGGACCGAGAAGGCGGCGCTTGTGGTGCAGACCCGGCTTGTCGATGCGCTGGAGTTGATGCGGGCGGGTGTGAGGCGTGCGGCCTGAGCCGATAAAAAACGCGCCTTCCGTACCGATACCGCTTGACGTATGCGGATTGAACCAGCATATAGAGAGGGCGAGGGGATGCTCCCCACCGAAAGGACAGACAGATGACCAACCTGATCAAAAGTGCAGACCTCGGCCAAGGCTGGTGGGCAAACGCGATGGATGATGGAAGCTTCATCATCCGCCACTTCGAAAAAGGCCAGCGCATCAACCTCACCGAGACCGAAGCCGCCCGCTTTGTGGAGCTTTACCGCGAAGCCGAAGCCGAGGTGAAAGCGAGGTAACTTTCCCCACCATCACCCCCCCAAAGCCTCCGGCGCCCAGCGTACGGAGGCCAAGGGCGTAGGGGAACCTACCCGCTGGAGACAGACGATGGCTAAGACGATCAGCCCGTTTGATGAAGACCGCCCGGAACACGTCATCGACGGCATGGACGCGATATGCCGCCTCGTCACCGCCTACGCGGAACGGCTTCACGGCCCCATGTCGCAATACAGGGTGGAGGCTTACGCGTGCGAGTCCGGCGAGTACCTGCCCACGCAAACCAGGGAGGGTCGGCAAGAGATTTGCGACGGCAAACGCCATTTCAGCGGCGCTCTCGCGCGCTTTTTTGAGGCGCACTGGCGCATCCGCCGCGACCTCAAAGACTGGTACGCCTTCTCACCTTGGCAGATGCCGCACCTTTGGACCCGCTACGGCTGGGCGCTTTGCGAACTGCACATGGAAATTCCGGAACTGAACGTGGTGGACCCGATAGACCTTGAGTTCGAAGTCGAAGGCGACGACGCATGAAGCCCGCTGACCTCTACAACGCCCGCCACACCCTAGGCCACATGTGGGGCAAGGGCCGCCCCCTCATGGCCTCAGAGCTAGGCCGCGCCCTACGCCTAGGCGGCAAGCGCCCCGGCGATTCAATCCGTGACTACGAGCGCGGCAAGACCCCGATCAGCGGACCTATCACCGTGGCGGTTGCCATGTTCCTCAACGGATGCCTGCCGCCGGATGGAGTGCCGGAATGAGCGAGGGTTGGAGACCGTCCAAGGATTATCCCGCTGTGAGCAATCCGCCGACCGTCCGCATGGTGGAGGGCGGCTTTTATTGGGTGGAGACGGCGAAGGGATGGGTAGTGGCGCAATACGAGAACGACAAGTTTTGGGTGCCGGGCAGTAACTGGACCGCCACGCCGCTTGCGATATGTGGCCCCTTGACACCGCCCCCGAACAACACAACAAAACCCTAAAGCCCGCAGCGCGTCCGCGCCGGGCGACTTCCACACACCCCAAACGCTCAGAGGCCCCGATGCCTAACCGCTCGGACTACTGGCCTGAATTCCCCGTCATCCTGGGCTTCGGCTCAACCCACGAAATGCGGGACGCCGACGACACCGGAACCAAGTCGCGCCTTTGGGAACTGCGCTCGACCAGCAAGGCCGCGTGCAAGGCTTACGACCGCTCCGCGCCAACGCAGACACATCGACCCGCAGGCTTCCGCACGCGAGCGCCAAGGGGCGACGGTTAACTAGGGGCTCACATGACAGACGAAGCCCCGAAGCAAGGCCGCCCAACCGACTACGACGACGCCTTTCCAGAACAGGCCCGAAAGCTTTGCCAGCTTGGGGCGACCGATATGGAGTTGGCGGACTTCTTCGACGTGGACGTTCGGACGATCTATCGCTGGAAGCATATTCACGAGGAGTTTTGTCAGGCGGTCACATGCGGGAAGGAAGCCGCCGACGCCCGCGTTGAGCGATCCCTCTACAATCGAGCCGTCGGCTACAACTACCCGGCGGTCAAAATCTTCATGCCGGCCAACGCCTCGGCTCCGGTTTACGCGGGCTACACCGAGCACGTCCCGCCGGATTCCGGTGCGGCGTTCAACTGGCTGAAGAACCGCAAGCCCGCTGAGTGGCGCGACAAGACCGAGACCGAACACTCGGGAGCCCTCGCAATCGAGAAGCTGACGCGTACCGTTGTCGATCCGAAGTCTTGACATCCCCACGGCGCGCGTCTTCGTCCCGCTGCTGGACGCCGCTCGCTACAAAGGCGCCTGGGGTGGTCGCGGATCGGGCAAGTCGCACTTCTTCGCGGGCCTCATGGTCGAGGAACACCTGGCGCAGCGCGGCGCTCTCAGCGTGTGTGTTCGTGAGGTGCAGAAGTCTCTGGCGCAAAGCTCGAAGCGCCTGATCGAACAGAAGCTATCGGACTACGGTTTAGGTGAGGCGGACGGCTTCCGGGTTCTCAACGACCGGATCGAAACGCCCGGCGGTGGGTTGATCACGTTCGTCGGGATGCAGGACCACACGGCGGAAAGCATCAAGTCGCTGGAGGGGTTTCAGCGGGCCTGGGTTGAAGAGGCCCAAAGCCTGAGCGCGCGAAGCCTGACGCTTCTCCGCCCGACGATCCGCGCCAAGGCTTCGGAGCTTTGGTTTTCATGGAACCCGAACCGCAAGACCGACCCGGTTGATACGCTTCTGAGGGGCGAGCATTTGCCGACCGGCGCCCAAGTGGTCAGGGCCAACTGGTCGGACAATCCGTGGTTCCCGGTTGAGCTGGAGCGCGAGCGGCTGGACGATCAAGCCGCCCGGCCCGACCAATACGACCACATTTGGGAAGGCGGTTACGCCAAGGTGACAGAAGGCGCTTACTACGCGGCAAGCCTGACGCAAGCGCGGAAGGAAAACCGCATAGGCTTCGTTGCTCGCGATCCGAACATGGCGATACGGACCTTCTGGGACCTTGGCCGGCGCGACCATACGGCGATCTGGGTGGCTCAATGGGTGGGTCAGAAGATCACCCTGCTGGACTACATCGAGGGCTCGGGCCAGCCGCCTAGCTACTACTTCGAGGAGCTACGCCAGCGCGGCTATCGCGGCTGCATGGTTTACCTCCCGCACGACGGTTCAAGGGTCGGCCCTGAGAACCACAACGGCAAGAGCTACGAGGACCAGGCGCGGGAAGCCGGCTTCGACGTTGAGGTGATCCGCAACCAGGGGCCATCGGCGGCCATGCTTCGGATTGATGCCGGGCGGCGGTTGTTCCCGCGAATGTGGTTCAACGAAGCGACGACGGCGGACGGGCTTGAGGTGTTGGGCGCGTACCACGAACGCCGCGACGACAAGCGCGAGATTGGCCTCGGGCCTGAGCACGATTGGTCATCACACGGCGCGGACGCCTTTGGGCTTCTGGCGGTGGCGTATGAAGAACCGCTGATCGCGCGGAAGCCGAAGCAGAACTACGTCGGGGCGGGAGGCTGGATGGGTTGATGGACGAGATCAAGGAAGCCCGCGAAGCCTTCGACCATATCGCAGAGTATGAGTCACAGGCCCGCCAACAGTTCGACACGAACATCGCCTTTGCGATGATGGAGGAGCAATGGCCTGAGGCCGTGCGCCGCCAGCGTGAACTAGACGGGCGCCCTTGCCTCACCGTTAACCGCCTGGCCGTGCTTGGCCGGCAGGTTGTCAACGACGCCCGCCAGAACAAGCCGGGCATCATCGTCAGCCCCTCGGATGACAACGCCGACCCTGAGACGGCGGAAATCTTCAGCGGCCTGATCCGCAACATCGAAGCATCGTCCAACGCCGAGGTTGCCTACGACACCGCGCTTGAGCAGGCCGTGTTCGGTGGGTTCGGTTACTTCCGCATCAACACCGCCTACACGTCCGATGACACGTTCGAACAGGACATCGTGATCGAGCGCATCGCTAACGCGCTCAGCGTGTACGGCGACTGCGACTCCACGGCGGCGGATTCGAGCGATTGGAACGTCGCGTTCGTTACGGACAACATCTCGAAGGCCGAGTTTGAAAAGCGCTTCAAGGGCGCCGATCCGGTCGATTGGGAAGACGACGCATGGCGCGATGTGGGCTCGCCCTGGCGCGACGGCGATCAGGTGATGATTGCGGAGTGGTGGAAGCGCGAAGAGGTCAAGCGGTCGATTGTGCTTCTGTCTGACGGCACGGTCATGGATGCCGCCGACTACGCCGCGCAGAAGGAGCTATTCGACGCCATCGGGCTTGAGGTGACCGCCGAGCGGGACGTGAAGTCTCACAAGGTGGTGCAGCGCCTCATGTCCGGCGCGGAGGAACTGTCCAAGGTCGAGTGGGCGGGGAAATACATTCCGATCATCCCGGTCTATGGCACGGAAGTGAACTATCGCGGCAAGCGTTACTGGCGCTCGCTGACGCAAGGCGCGATGGACGCCCAGCGGATGTTTAACTATTGGCGCACGGCGGCGACGGAGCTGGTCGCGCTTGCCCCCAAGGCCCCGTTCATTGGCCCCAAGGGCGCGTTCGTAACCGATGCGGGCAAGTGGGCGTCGGCCAACACGCAAAGCCATGCGTTCATTGAGTACGACGGCGGCACACCGCCCCAACGGCAAGCCTTCGCGGGCGTCCCGGCTGGCGCGGTACAGGAGGCCCTGAACGCCGCCGACGACATCAAGGCCACGGTCGGCATCTTCGACGCGGGTGTGGGCGCGCGGTCCAACGAGACCAGCGGCGTTGCGATCCGCCAGCGGCAGCTCGAAAGCGACGTTTCGACGTTCCACTTTATCGACAACCTGTCCCGCGCCATCCGTCACGCGGGCCGGGTGCTGATCGACCTCATTCCGCAGGTCTATTCGGTCCCGCGCGTGGTTCGTGTGCTTGGCATCGACGGCACGCCCGACATGGCGAAGGTCAACGAGCCGGTGACGGAGCAAGTCAAGGACCCTGAGACCGGGCAGGTCCAGGAGATCAGCAAAATCTACGACCTCGGCGCGGGCAAGTACGATTGCGTGGTCAAGGCCGGGCCTTCGTTCTCGACGCAGCGCGAAGAGGCTGCGACGCAGATGATCGAACTGATCCGCGCCTATCCCGACGCGGCCCCGCTGATCGGCGACCTTCTCGCCAAGAGCCTGGATTGGCCGGGTGCGGAGGAGATTGCCGAGCGCATGGAGATGATGCTCCCGCCCCAGCTTCGCGGCGAGGGTGCGGAGGGTGCGCCAGCCGGGCCGCCGCAAGAGCAGGTCCAGGCGATGATGCAGCAGATGCAGTCGCAGATGCAGGCGCTCGCCACGGAGAACGAACAACTCAAGGCGCAGTACGAGCTTAAGTCGCAGGAGCTTCAGGTGAAAGCCTACGACGCCGAGACCAAGCGCATCCAGGCCATGAAGCCGCCGCCGCTCCCGCGTGAGGTAAGCAGCGCCGCATAGCAATTCCGGCAACCCCGGATCACCGCGCCGTCGTGATGACGCCGCAATCCCTGAGAAGGAACCCAATGTCCGAAACCGAGACCAACCCGGAAGCCCTTGAGGCTGAGGGAGTCGAGGCCGAGGCGGAAGCCACGACCGAAGACCAGACCGAAGGCTTGGAAACCGAAGCGACCGAAGGCGACGAGCCCGAGGCCGAACCGGAGGAAGAGACCGAGGAAGTCGAATGGGACGGCAAAAAGTACGCTCTGCCCAAGACGCTCAAAGCGGGCTTGATGATGCAGGCGGACTACACCCGCAAGACGCAGGAAGTCGCGGAACAACGTAAAGCCCTGGGCGCCCGCTATGCGGAGATCGAACAGCAAGCCGAGCTTCAACGCGCCACCCTGACCGAGCGGGTCCAGCTTGAGACCCTGACGGGCCAGCTACAGCAATTTCAGTCGCTCGATTGGGACCAATTCGAGTCTCAGTACGGCGCGAGTGCGGTTGCCAAGGCGATGGCTCAATGGCGAGGGCTGGAATCCAAGGTCGGTCAACTGACCTCGGAAATCACCGAAAAGGAAACCGCGATCCGTCTGCAAAAGGACCAGGCCGCCGAGGCCACCTTGCAGGAAGCGGACAAGATTCTTTCTCGGGAGGTGCAGGGCTACGGCCCGGCGCTTGTGCAGCAGGTGGCGCAAGTCGCGGTCGCGTACGGCATCACGCCGGACGAGATCAAGGCCTCGTTCATCAGCGACGACGGCGAGCCCGACATTCGGACCTTCAAGGTCTTGTCGGAACTGGCCCAGCTTCGCGCCAAGGTCGCCGAGTACGAGTCCAAACAGATCAAGACGGATCAGGTTCGCAAGATCGCCAAGGTCCAGCCCGCGCCCACTGTATCCCCGAAAGGTGGGCAGTACCGCGCCGGATTGGACGACAGCCTTCCCGCTGACGAATGGATTCGTCGTCGCAACGCTCAGGTGGCGAAAGCCCGAGGGCGTTAACCGCAACAGCAGCGTCGGATGACGCCGCCCCTCCCAGTGCCGCTACGGCGGCCAGAAGGATCTTGTCATGGCTAACACCATTCTCACACCCACGGCGGTGACGCGTGAAGCGTTGCGCGTCCTGCATCAGAAGCTGAACTTCGTCGGCAGCATCAACCGCCAGTACGATGACAGCTTCGCCAAGTCCGGCGCGAAGATCGGCGACAGCCTCAAGATTCGCCTGCCGAACCAGTACACCGTCCGCACCGGCGCCGTGATCCAGACGCAGGACACCGCCGAGACCAGCGTGACGCTTCAGGTCGCGACCCAAAAGGGCGTGGACGTGAACTTCTCGTCTGCCGAACTGACCCTGAGCCTGGACGACTTCTCGTCCCGGATCATTGAGCCGGCGATGGCGGTCCTTGCGGCCAACATCGAGTACGACGCAATGGCGATGTACAAGGATGTGTATCAGGCCGTGTGGAACTCAGGTTCCGCGCTCACCCTGGCCCACGTTCTCGACGGGCGCAAAATCCTTCAGGACTCGCTGACCCCGCTCGACAACCGCAGCGCCAACCTTGACGGCCAGCAGATGGTCAATCTGGTGACCGACTCCAAGTCGCTGTTCAACGACCAGCGTGAGATCAGCAAGCAGTACCGCGAGGGCTACGTTGGCCGCGCGCTGGGCTTTGACTTCTCGGAGAACAGCATGTGGCCTGGCCACACGCGCGGCTCGGCCAATGGTTCGTACGTCGTCAACACCTCCACCGGCATCACCTCGGGCTCGGCGACCATCGCCGTGACCGCCGGTACCGGCACCTGGGCTGTGGGCGACGTGTTCACCATTGCCGACGTGATCAAGGTGCATCCCGAGACCAAGGCGTCAACGGGCATCCCGCAGCAGTTCGTCATCACGGCGGCTTCGGCGGGCGGCAACGGCAACATTACGGTGTCCCCGGCTCCGGTGACCTCGGGCGCGACGCAGAACGTCACGCTTGTGTCGCCCGGCGCTTCCAAGGCCATCACTGTCGCCGGCACGGCCTCGGGCTCGGACAACACGGGCCTGCTGTACCACAAGGACGCCTTCACCTTTGCGACCGCTGACCTGATCATGCCCAAGGGCGTGGACATGGCGGCCCGCGAGGTCATGGACGGCATTTCGATGCGTCTGGTTCGCCAGTACGACATCAATAATGACGCCATGCCGTGCCGTCTGGATGTCCTCTACGGCTACAAGACGCTTCGCGCTCAGCTCGCGGCCCGTCTCCACAACAACTAGCCGATCTCCGGCGACTAGGGCGGGGCTTCGGTCCCGCCCGCTTTTCATTCAGAAAGGACAGTCTCATGGCTGTGAACTATGTGGGCGACAACGGCCCGGACGGCGTTGGTCTCGGCACCGGGATCAGCGAGAAGATTGCCTTCTACGGCACCACGGCAATCTCGCAGCGCGCGGGCGCGGCTCAGGCCACCTCGCTCGTTGGCACCGCCTCCTCGGCGGACGTGACGACCGACCTGAAGGCCGCCATCATCGAAATCCAGAACACCCTGATTGCTCTGGGTCTCTTCAAGGGTGGCGCCTAAGTGCCGACCGTTCTTCACGTTGGTTGCGGGCGTGACCCGTTGCCTTCGTGGCTGACGGACTATGACGAGGTGCGGTTCGACATCGACCCCGGTGTCGGGCCGCATATCGTCGCCTCGATGCTTGATATGGGCGACATAGGCGGCTTTGATATCCTCTACACCAGCCACGCGCTTGAACACGTCTACCCGCACGAAGTGCCGGTGGCGTTGGGCGAGTTTCACCGAGTGCTAAAGCCCGGCGGGATCGTGGCCATCATGGTCCCCAACCTCGACGGCGTGAAGCCTGACGAAGAGGTTCTGTACGAGTCCCCGGCGGGTCCGGTGTGCGGGCTCGATATGTTTTACGGCATGTCCCGGCTGATTAAAGACGCGCCCTACATGGCGCACCATTCGGGCTTTGTGCCGGCCACGCTCGCCAAGGCCATGACGGCGGCAGGCTTTGAGGATGTGTCAGCCCAGGCGTTGGAACACTGGACGCTGTTCGGATCGGGCCGAAAGCCTTGAAGGTCGCGCTCTGTTGCCCGACCATCACCCGGCCATATCAGGCGTTTCTGGACGCGGTAGAGGCCGAGGTCCCGCACCTCGACGCGGCGGGTTACGAACACGGAATGACCTTTGAGGTCGGGTCGGCCTACATCTCGCACTCGCGGGCTAGGTTGCTACGCAAGGCGATGACTTGGGACGCCGATGTGGTCATGTTCCTTGACCACGACATGTCGTGGAAGCCCGGCGAACTGACCCGCCTGCTAGGTTACAAGGACGACGTGATCTGCGGCACCTATCGGTTCAAGCAGGAACCGGAAGAGTACATGGGAACCTGGCGCACGGATGACGCCGGTGTTCCCAAGACCCGAGAAGACGGCTGCATCCACGCAAATTGGGTTCCGGCGGGGTTCCTCAAGATCACCTCGTTTGTGGTTCATAAGCTCATGGGGCTGCATCCCGAACTGGTGTTTGGCCCGCGCTATAACCCGAGTTTCGACCTGTTCAATCACGGCGCCCACGAGGGCGTCTGGTACGGCGAGGATTACGCCTTTTCGCGGCGCTGGAACGCAGCCGGGGGCGACATCTGGATCGTGCCTGACCTTGAGATCACCCATCACGGCCCGGACGGCACGGCCTACCCCGGCAATTTTCACGAATGGCTTCTTCGCAGGCCAGGCGGAAGCAAACACGAGGACACCTCGGCATGACCTACCTGTTCTCACCTCGCGCGGGCGGCAAGACGCGCACCGCCGCGACCAACTCGGCATCAACCGCCGCGCAATTCCCGACGCGCCCGAACGGCTCGTTTCAAATCCGCGTGTGCAACGACGGCACGACCTGGGGCTACATCGCCTGGAGTTCGTCTAGCTCCGTTGCGGCCACGACCTCGGACGAGCCCTTGCCCCC